CTTGAACCTCGCAACATTTCACGACTTGACCCCTTGCCTTTGTGTTTTGATGTTTCATATCTATTTTTATTATTATCTATTATGTATCTTGATTCTATGTTATCATAATACTTGACCAGTGTCAACCCAACCCAACCCCGCCAACCCCCAACCTTCACAACTTGACTTCATTCCTTTACCACCCCCACCCCCTAGCGGCTAGGGGGCGAGTACCCTCCCAAATCCTATATAAATTTGACAGATGTTTTACAACTTGTTATAATATATCTGGAGGCTGAAATGAAGGTAAATATTAGAGAGTTTAGAAATAGATTAAAATACTACTTATCTCTCCCAAGTGTACACATTACTTCAAGAGGTAGGGTTATTGCCCAAACCCAATGTGTACACGATGATACTGAGAAAATAGTAAGTGTACACAAGCAAACATCCAAAAGAGGTGTACACAAGCAATCAGGTGTACACAAGAAAAAACCAGATTTTATTCAATATTATGGTTGCGGGTGTAAGAAAAAGGATGGTGTTCTTCTCTGCCCCATCCATGAAAGGTTATAATGAAACAAATAAAAAAAGCTAGGTCATCAGATATTAGGTTTAAACTTCCCACCTTCCTTGAACAGATTAAAGAAGGGAATGTGGTTGAGGTTTTAGTCTATAACCGCCCTGTTGGTTATTTGATTTCCCCCGAGGATTTTATACTATTAAAAAGCATAAAGGAGGATTTTGAATAAATGTCAATGCGGGTATGAAAATAAGGAGAATTTTAATTTCTGTCCAGAATGCGGGACCATGTTGTCTAAGCCCTCTACTTTGAATATTGCTGGGACAAAAAAGAACCGACCTGGCAGGACTTCAGTTGATGAGGCTTTTGACAGATTGGGACTCGATGAAAAATTAATGAAAGAGCAAGGTATTACCAAGTCTTCTATTTTGGGAGATTTGCGACAGGGAGTTAAACCAGCTGACGAGGTGGCGATTAGAAAAAGTAATGAAATTGGAGAATTCTTCAGACCATGAAAATCTTTATTTATTTAAAACCAGAGGATATGGGATTGATTGACCGTATTATTGACAAAAAGACACAAAATGTTATGGTATATCCTTGGGTTGACAAAAACTTCTTAGGGAAGTATAGTTTAGATAAGGACTATTTATTAAAAAACAATGGTTGGCATAGTGGTGATAAAACAATTGATGTTATTGAGTATAAAGATAAAAAAGATCTAGCTAAACAATTTTTAAAAAACAAGAAATCTTTTATTAGAACACAGGATATGTCTGTGGTTTGGAATTATGCTGCTAAGGGCTTTGTGATAAATCCATATAGTTTTGCCCTTTTGAATAATTTACCAACCCCAGTCGGCGATGTCTTCAGTGTTAATGTCAGCAAGAATGGTGTTAAGCCCTTTTCTTTGAAAAAGTATGATAAGTGGTTTCGTTTGTTTAAATATAAATGGAATGAGTTTATTAATCCTTCAATGGAATTCAAACTATTGTGGATATTGAGGGTTATATATTATACTGCTAAGATGAACATTAATATGCAGAATGGAATTACTGAAGAACCGAAATTTCCCAAAGCAGAACCAATAAATAGGGCGCAGGGAATTAAGCGAGTGGTTAGCAAACAAACAAGAAAACAATTATCAAGATCGCTTGGCAGAATCAAAACAAATAAAAAGATTTATGGTTGTCCGTATGGTAAAAATTGCGAATATTTGAAAAGAGGTTTGGTTTGCTTGCATAGCAAGGAATTTAATGAATTGGCTAAATTTTTCAAAACCAGGGATATTGAATTGATTACAGATGGATTATTAAAAATTATTCAAAAAGAATCAAAAAGATATGAAAAAGGCATTGAGTTGGAGAAATTGGGGTCTGTCTTAAATTCTGAAGTCACAAATATCGGCAACAACTTATTTAAAAAAGCAGTTGACTTTATGAAAATCTTAAAACCCGAACTTATTCCCCAAGCTACTTACAACATATTAAATCAATCTGTCAATATCTCTACTGCTGTTGAGAAACTAGAAAGGGCAGGGATGAATGATGAACAAAGAAAAGACTTGGCAACAGAAATTGAGGAAATCATTAGAGAACAGAAGTATAAAGGAGCTAGAAGCAGCAAGGTGGTTATTACAGAACCCCTTGTATCGAGAAAAACCAGTATCCATTAATACATTTTTAGAAAACAAACTATATTTAAACTTAAAAGGAAAAGTCAGACCTAAAATTAAAGAATTATTAAATGAGATATTCAATGGCAATTATTCAGAGGCAGTGATTGCTGGCGCCATTGGAATTGGCAAATCTTTTTTGTCGGCAGTTGCCATTACATATATGCTGTACAAGCTTGGCTGTTTGAAAGATCCGCAAGAATATTTTGGATTTTCGCCAGACGATAGTATTTATGTTATGAATATGTCAACCTCTGAAGAACATGCAAAGAATATTATCTTTTCAGCTATTAAAGCCCGAATTGATAATTGTCAATGGTTCAGGAATCGAATGCCATATGATCCAACCATTACTTCAGAGCTGCGGTTTCCCAATAGTATTTATCTTATTCCAGGTAATTCGTCAGAAACATTTTTTGAGGGCTATAATATCTTTGGCGGGATTATTGATGAAGCTGATGCCCATGTTAGAACTCCCGAGAAAGATTTTGCCAAGGAAGGATATAATGCTATAAAAGCCCGTGTGAAGTCAAGATTTGGAGAACAAGGATTGGTGATGGTAATTGGTTCTCCAAAAGTAGTTGATGGTTTTTTGATGAGTCGCATTAAAGAAGGAGCAAAGGAGAAAAAAACTTTTGTTGAAGTTATACCCTATTGGACATGTCCGAATCCCCATACAAACAAATATGGTGGAAAAACATTTCATTTCAAGGGTTTGGATATTCCAATAGAGCATAAAGATGAATTTGACAGAGATCCCGAGAGAAGCATGAGAGATATTGCCGCTATCCCGTCTTATGCAATTGAGCCTTTCTTTGCTTTTCCTGATAGAATTGAAGAAGCCTGTAATAAAGAAATGGAGAATCCAACCATTGATGACAAGACATTTCAGGATTGGTTTGTGGCTCCAGATGACAAGCCCCGTGTTGTTCATATCGATTTGGGAATAAATAAAAAAGGCGGTGATAATTGCGGAATTGCTATGGGATATGTAACTGGATTTTCTGAGTTTGAAGGAGAAAATTCACCAACTATGAGAATAGACCTTATTATGAGACTAACCGCTCCGCCTCAGGGTGAGATATTAATTTCAGATGTCAGACAATATATTTATGAACTTATACGAAGAGGCTTTAATATTAAATATGTATCTTATGATGGATTTGCAAGTGAGGAATCCATCCAGCAATTAAAGAGAAAAGGAATTATGTCAGAGGTGATTTCTGTTGATAAAGACACCAAAGCTTATGAATCCTTAAAAGATGCGATTTATCAAAATCGTTTAGAATTTTATGAACATAGACCATTTATAGACGAAGCAAAGGCACTTGAACTTCGTAATGGTGAAAAAGTAGACCATCAACCGAATGGTTCAAAAGACTGTTCGGATGCTGTTGCAGGAGTTGTTTATCGTTTATCAACCCATCCGCCAAAAATTTTCTCAGTATTGCCAAAAGTACTGTTTGGTGTTAAAAGAAAATTTTATGGTATAATAAAATAAAGGAGCTAAATGGCAAAAATAAAACTTGGCAAGGTTTATGGAAGTTATGGCACAAGCAGGATGACAACCTTTAATCCATTGAGAGGAGAGGCTTGGAATCCAGACAAAGTTAAAGTTAAAACTTACAGAAAAATGTTAGATGATTATCAAATCGCCGCTTGTATTAATATTTATGCTTTCACTTTCCAAAAAATAGATTGGTATTATACAGGAGGTAAAAAAAATGTTAATGATTTTATTACCTATGCTACTGAAATTATTTGGAATCAATTGGTAAAATCAATCGCCAAAGGTTTTTGGGCTGGATATTCGCCAAGTACCAAAGTATATGAATATGATAAAAAATTCAATAGAATTATTGTTTCAGAAATCAGAGACTTAGTGCCAGAAGATTGCAAGGTTATTGTTGATAAAAATGGCGACTATGATGGTTTTTCTCAAAGTACTACAGATTTAATTAATAAAAACAAGATTCCTCCAATTTATACTTTTTGGTATACTCATCAAAAGATGGATGGTAATCATTATGGCAAATCAATGCTAAGACCAGCATACAAGCCCTGGTTCTACTCGGAACTAATTCATACCTTTGCTAACAGATATTATGAAAGGTTTGGTGAACCAGTGGTCAAAGGTTCTGCCCCAAATGAAACAATTGAAGATTCTACTGGTACTAAGAAAAATGCAGTTGAAGTGATACAATCAATGATTGAAGATTTGAAATCACACGCAACCCTTACGATTCCTAGAGAATATGATGAAAATGGAAACTTAATGTTTGATGTTGAATATTTGGAATCTCAAATGAGAGGAGCTGATTTTAACAGTTATCTAAATCGTTTAGATATGGAAAAAGCCAGAGCTATTTTTGTCCCCGACCTTTTATTTGGTACTGGTAGAGTAGGTTCTTATGAATTGGGCAAAGAACATAAAGCAACCTTCATGAATGGTTTGATGGGAATTGTTGATGATGTTGCTCAATATATTCAAAAATATTATGTTGAAGATCTAATTCAATTAAATTTTGGAGCAAAAACAGAAGTTCCAAAGTTTACATATATGCCGTTGACTCAAGTGAGTCAGGATGCTTTATTAAAAGTTGTTGGTGAGGTTATAAAGGTAAATCCTGATATAATTGATATTGAGAATCTGGCTCCAACACTCGGTATTCCTCTAAAAGATGCTGAAGAAGTGAATATCAAAAAAGACGAAAATATTGATAATACACCTACTGATAGTGAGAAAGATGAGAATATGAGAAAGCAACCAGTTATTAAGAAGCAATTTGAGAGGGTTTCCAATTATATTAGGAATATTTATCATTCAATTGATAGTGATGATATTAAATTAAAAGCCCTTCATGCAACTAAGTTAGGTTATTCAGAAACATTTAATAAAGATAATTATACTAGAAGAGAAAACAGAGTAAAAGAATATTTGGTAAATTCATTTAAAAATAATGAATCTTTGCCAAAGATTTTAAGCGGTTTAGGCAAAGTGGTAGGGGTAAAAAGCAAAAAGAGTTATTTAATTGAGAAAACAGAACAGTTCAAAAAACAAATTGATGAAGTAATTAAGAATGAAGTACAATGATGTCTTTGACAATTTTTTAGATGGTTTAAAAAACAAAAAAGAAAAGTTCGATATTGTTGGTTTTTTTGATTCAATTCCAATTGATAAAAAGAATAAATTCTTAAGGAAATTAGAAAAAATAGTAAAAGACAATGATGATAAAAAATATCAGATTATTACAGATTCTTTGGATAGATTATCAAACTCTTTCGAAACATTGTCTAAAAGTGTTAAAAATAACGAAATATCAATAAAAAACTTTGATGAAGCTCCAAAAGAATTAATTATTAAAAACATCGATAAATTAATAAAAAGTTTTGATGAAGTCAGAGTTACAAATCTAAATGAGATACCAAAAGAAACTATAATTTTTCCACCAAATAAAAAGATCAAACTATCTGGAAAGCCAAAAGTAGATTTAAGTGATTATACTAAACCTTCTACTCCGATAGCGGTTAGACTATCTGATGGCAAGATGTTTGAGGAATTATCAGAAAAACTAATCCAAAGAGTTTCAGTTGGCGGAGGAGGTGGTGGGGAAATCTTGCCAAAAGATATTTCTCATGGTATAATTACGACTACTTCTGGTACTGCTATACCCCTTTCTGCAAGTGAGGTTTTATGCCGAACAGTATCTTTACAATCACATCCAGATAATAAAGGTTATATTTATATAGGAAGTGCAAGTGTGACGCCAGAAGATTATGGTGCAGTCTTACAACAAGGAGAAGCCAAAGATATTGAAATAGATGATGTATCACGAATTTACATCTCAGGAGATTATAATAATGAAAAAGTAAGTTGGTTGAAAGTGAGGTAAATGGGCAGTCCTAGAATTAGATCTTCAACCCCAATTAGTCGTGCGACAGGAACTGAAGTTGATCCTGTTTATTCAGCATGGGATAAATCAACAGGGATTTCTATAACTGAAAGCCAAATCTCCGATTTACAGGCATATCTTTTGGCTGGTGATAATGTGTCTGATTTAGTTAATGACGCTGGTTATCTTACTGACATTTCAGGTCAAGACCTCTCAACTGCTGACAATACTACTTCACAGTTTATTACTCAAGGGGATATTGATTGGACGACTAATGTACCAGCTAATGAAACCGACCCACTTTCGCTTCATCTTGACCAAACTACACCCCAGACTATATCAAATGGTTTTCCAGTGTATCCTGCCAGTCACGCTGCTTTTACTGACGAACACCAAATTGTAGATAAGGAATATGTCGATAAAGCAGTCACCGCTATAAACACAAATTATTATATGCTTGATTCGGATTCTGGAGTGTCAGATTACAAAGACACCCAAATAGCAGTACCTTCAGAAGCCGAAGCTACCGATATTCACACCGTTACTGCAGACGACCAGTATATAAGAGGATGGATTTCACCTGCTGGCGAGGCTCCCCCGACTCTTGTCGCTGGTGAGTATGAATTACATGTTCATGCCGATGTTGATGCTACTTTGGGGACAAAAAGAATCCAACTTTATTGGGAAATGGTGGAATATAAAGCCGATACTACAGAAGATATAATA